TACGATTTCTACTGTTTTTGCATTTGCATCATATTTTAACTCGACATCATTAACAACTTTATTGGTATACGAATCAATAACCACAAGTTCTGGAGAAACGCTATAATCAATTCCAACTGACGAAACTCCAACACTCTTAAATATCGAGAGTGGATTTACTTTCAATATTTGAGGTAATTTGGAAGATGGACGTAAAGTTGAATCCGCTGGATAATCAAATCCAATGTCTTCTATCTCAACTCGGTTAACTTTTCCAATAGAAATTGTAAGTGGTTCTAAAATAGCACCACGACCTGTAGCAGAAAATACTGATGTTATACCTGGAGAAGTATTATAATATCTACCTGGAGATTTTATTTCAACTGCTTTAATTTCGCCAGTTGTATTTCTGGAATTAGTATAGTATTGGAAGTCTCCATCAGAACTAGTATACGATAGATTTTCTGGATAATTTAAAATATTAAAAGTAAACGTCGTTTGTCCAACTCCAACTATTTTGTGGAATCCATAATAAGAACTTTGAGATAAAATTAATCTATTATTTGCGGCAATATTATCATTATCTACGATAATTTCTTTCTTAGAAATAAGATTATCGGTCAGATCAACTGGAACCAAGTTGTAGTATAAATCAAAGTCGAGATTTGTTGTCGTTAAAGTAACTGAAGAAGTAGAAGTTACTCCAATTCTTCCAGTTTTAACAACATCAAATTTTGAAGAATTTTCTGTTTTATCAAACTCTTCGGTAAAATCTGAATTTGTATAGAATTTAAAATCAAATGCTGGGTATGAAAGAGAACCTTTGTTATATGAGAGTGAACTATCAGACAAATCAAATTTAACAACCTGATTAGATATTGCAAAAATTCTTGGATTGACTAAAGATAGAGATCCTGCAGAAGCACTTGTAAAATCAATTACTTCTGGAATATCCTTAGTTGCATTATAATAACTGGAAGATAGTTTAATAGTATCTTTATTAAATCTGACAACATAATATATTTCATCATTTGTCAATCCTCCAATCGCAACAATTGCATTGTAGATTACTTTTTCTCCAGTTTCATAACCGTGATTTTGAATACTAATCGTATTATTTGTGATGTTAACATCTGTTGTAATAAAAGACTTTGGATTTACTACTAGTCTTCTGTTTTTGTCATTGTATTTTACTACAATAGTGGTGGTAATTCCGGGGAGAACATCAAGATAAACCTCATCATCCGTTTTTAGTCCATGAGTTGACGCGGTAGAAACGGTAACAGTATTTTTTACAAACTCTCCAGTTAAAACATTCGGATAAACTGTTTTAAAACTGTGATTGACGCCAGAACCGACATTTGTAAAGAATACTGTGGAAGTTGTTATGTTACTATCAATACCAACAAAAGATCCAGTAGAACCCAAACCAACTTTATATGTAGAAATACCAATCAAATCATCAGAAACTTTAGCAACGTAAACTGACTGGTTATCTGACAACTGAAAACTACTTACGCCATCATCAGAAACAAATAATGAAGATCCTCCATTACTAGAGTAAACAAGTTCTTCTCCAGTTTCTAGTTTATGTGACGGCAAATAAATTGTTTTTGTTGGAACAAAGATATTTGTGATTCCTGCTCCTGGATTAGAAAAATATAAAGTTGAACCTACTCCAATACCTGCAGATGACCCTAAAGAAACGGATTCTGTTGGATTAAAATATATTTCTCTGTTTAAGTTGTAATTTATGTTTACTCCTTTTGAGTTGTCAAAAGTAAACTTTCTAGTTTTTTCATACAAAACTGTGGATGCAGTATGTGCTGATCCAGCAGTAGATTGATAAGATCTTAAAACTTTGATTCTAGAAGATAACCTATCAATTAATAAAACCTTTACTTTCTCACTTTCAATCTGATAAACATCATTTTCTCTTATATTTGGAAACTCTAAGGAACCATTTACATTAAAGTAAGTGATGATACCAGTTGCGGTTGAGTTTCCAACAGGACCGGAAAGAGAAAGAGTATCTGACCTAACTCCTACTTGGAAGAACTTATTAAAAGAACTAACTGATGTATTAAGACCGGAAATTGATACAATATCTTTATTTACGAGACTGTGTGGATTGGAACAGAATCCAATAAACTTTCCAGTTGAATTCATTGGATAAAACTCAACATTTTGTGCAAAAGTTGATGCAAAACTTATAGAATTAATTTCCTTTCCTATTAAGTATGAAACTTCAGCATATGCATCGGAACCACTAGTATTTGTATTATTAAATACTACTTTATCTCCAATTTTATAACCACTACCACCAGTAGTGATTCCAATGTCATCTAGTCCGGATAAAAGGATTGATTTTACTTTTACTGCAGGTTCTTTTACTTTTATTGGATTGAAAACAAAATCATATTGAGAATTTGCACTTGTTAAGTTGTAAGGCGTCGTGTTTCTTAATAAATTTTTGTCTTCAAAGGAGAATAATCTTTGGTCTGTAGATTCTCTAGTATAATTAGATTGATTAGGAACAGACTTGAAAGTGTTTCCAATTAGATATGGGAAAGATGGTTTCTTGAAGTTTTAGAATGCTCCTGATGTTTCTGTGGAACCATTATTAATAGTTGCAAAATATGCATAAGTTCCATTTGGAAACTCCGGGGTTACGCAAAATCTTCCATTATGTTCATCCAAATCACCTGAATTATTAAATTGATAATCATCTACAAAAAATCCTTCTGGGTAAATTTTTTGACCTGAGGATGATACTGGATCTGGTCTTTCTGAGGATACTTGCTGAACATACCCAGGAATCATCTCTCTAATGTTTCCTCCAGATGGAGTAGAGTATCCATAAGGTCCATATATTGGGTTGCCATCATATGCCCAACCAATTATTGGGGAGTGTACATTAGAAGTTACTTCTCTATTTCCACTGATATTTAAATCTGGAATGAAAACTTTTCTGCCATTTACATAATCTATACCAAAAACACTTCTTCTAAGTTTTCTTGGCGCATATAAGTGGCAATATTGTAATCCATTAATTGTATATGAAGATGTGTCAATAACTCCATCATCATCCAGTATTTTATTGGAGTTTAAACTTTTTTCTACTTTATTAACTACCCAAGACTGTATCTTACATTCCGGTTTAAAGTTCCTGCCCGCTGGAACGACTTCTAGGAATGTTCCTACAGTGCCAAACCCAACCCCACCATTTACAACTTTAACATCGACTATTTTCCCATTACTGATTATAGGAGTCAAAACTGCTGCAGTGCCAATGCCCAGCGCACTGATAGTTGGTGAAGAATTGTAATTGCTTCCTCCATTTAAAACTAAAACTTGAGTTATTTGTCCGTTGTTTACGATGGGAGAAAGTTGAGCTTGAGAACCTATACCTAAAACTACTCTAGGTTGTCTTTCGTAATTAATGATTTCGGAAGATCCATATCCAACTCCAAAATTGCTTACGAATACATTAGTAATAGATCCTCTGAAAACTGGTTCAATTCTTGCATTAAAGTCTTGACCAGTTAATGTTGAGACGCCAATTTTTCCTTTTACCGATACAGTAATTTCTGGATAATTGAATATGTGAGTTGAAGATCCAATAGATGTCAAATTTATAGTTTGCCCAGTCTTAAAATAGAAATCCTTATTGGTTGTAGCGATTCCTACCTGGGAAAGTTTAAACTGATCATCATTTACTTTTGTTACATAGTATGATCTGTTATTGGATAATCCACCAATAACAGATCCAGTAGAGGTATATTTTATCACCTCCCCAGTTTGATAACCATGATTTACTATATTGATAGTATTTGATGCAGTATTAATTCCAGAAGAAGGGCATGAAGTCTTTTTATTTGAATAATTAGAACCACTATCCAAAATGCTAAAACTTGCTATTGCTCTCTTTGGCGTAAATGATTCTAGAATATGAATTCCAACACCATATGAAGTCAAATCTACTGTGTTAATACCAGAAACTGCATCATTTAAAGTTTTATGCAGTTTTACATTATACTCATTTTGTACATTTACATAATACTGGGCATTTGTCGAAATTCCTCCTACTGATGTTTGTCCATCAGTAAGATACGAAACTCTCTCATAATCCCTAAATTTATGATATGAAGAAAACCCAATAGTATTTGCAGTTAGGTTTACAAATCCAGCAGATTCTATTGAATTAAAAGAAACTTTATGTCTAAAACTTGTTAGATTTGGTTTTGCGACTGCACCAATACCATTTCCTCCAGAAATAGTCACTATAGGATCTTCAACATAATCAAATCCGCCGTCAATAACATCAATTCTTTCTAAAGATCCCTCAATATGTGCATATGCTGATGCATTAGAACCATTAACATCATATATTGAAATCTCTGGTGGATTAATGACATCATAATCTTCTCCACCATCAATTACACTTATTTGCTGAATTCCTCCGTAATATACTTTATCTTCAGATTTGTAACTAAATGCTTCTACTCCATTGACAAATATTCCAACAGGACCAGATGGGGTTTCTGCATTATCTTCATTATTTGTTGGTACTGGAGTTGTTACATTTTTAATATAACTTTGAGGAGAAAGATCTAAAAATTGAAGTTTTGTTTTTTTGAAAATATTATTAGATACGGTTACTGGTCCCGAAATTGAAACATATTTTTTATTAAATAGATCAGATCTGCTGTTTGATAGTTTGATTTTTAAGTCATCTATCTTTTGCACATAATAAGATTTTGGAAGTATTCCTAAAGAATTTGAGGGGTCGAATGTATCAATATATGCTATAGAATCGCCAGTATAAAGACCATGATAACTATTTGGATTTCCCGAACTTAAATCTAAAGTTTCTCCACTAAAAATTCCAGAGAAAACTATATCAGTTGTCTTTAAATCAATACTCTCATCCAAATAACTTGGCAGAGAATTGGCAGCAACATAGATATCTTCTTCATTTTTCAAATAAACATTTTGAATATTTGACGAATATTGATTCAATGAACTAAAGTTGGAAAACTTTGGTTTTGAAATGACTCTTTCGGCAATATATTTTAGGTTTAAGTTGTTTATTTTTGGACCTTCGACACTTATTGAATTGTCATTGTTAACTCTAATAACCTTATAATTTGTTACACTAGTTCCATCAGAAAAAATTAGATTAAGAGTGTCTCCTAGATAAAATGTATGTGGATTTAAGGAAGGATTTGATGAATTTGGTCCTTTAATTTGACGTATGTTAAACTTATTTGATATATTAAATATCCAATTATTTGCCAGTTCGTTAGTTCCCCTGTATCCTAACGTAACGGTTTTCAAAGGATCTCCCTTTGACATCAAATACGTGTCTTTATCATAAGATACGTCAGACAATACTCCAGTAACTCTTACTTTTATCGTATTAATTCCAATGTTTGAATATGCAAAAGCATTAATTCTAATGTCAGTTCCTTTAGGAATTTCTATTGAAGTTTTGCTTGTTAATATGAACTGCGTTAAATTTTTATCAGAATAATTGCTCGAATATTCTACTTCATCAACTTTATATAATAAAGTTCCTGTCGGAGGAAATCCTATGGTAGAATCTACATCTAAAACTTGACTATTAACTAATATCTTCGAAGTTAATTTTGTCGAGGAATGTATTGAAAAGTTTCCAAAGACAGTGCCATCTACTGTAAGATCTTTATTATAGTCACTATCTAAACTTAAAACATAATATGTTTTATCTGATCTTTGAATTTTTTCTACGTTTGTTACAGTTCCATATGCCTTACTGAAAAATGCATCCTCATCTTGATATATGGTTCGATTTACCATATCCATAGGATCACCAGAAATAGATTCTACAACTAAATCTCTGGTGATTCTATATTTTGCATCTGATGGTTTTAGAAGAAAATCTCTTGGTTTTAAAACATCAACATTTTCCCCAAATAAAGCTTTAAAAAGAACTTTATACGAGTCGTCTGTTCCTTTTGCTCTATAATAATCTTTCGCTTGCTTTATAAAGGTTTTTTCATTTAGACCATCTGTAAATTCTCTATTTTCAAATCCAGGAACTAACTGTTTCTTTAGTTTTGTTAGAAACTCTCTCAATAATAAAGAACTTAGATTTTCTACGCGAGAATTATTAGAGTGAGTTGATATTTCAGAAGTAGAGAATACTAACTGGTCGGGTTCATTGGAAGATCTATAAGAGGTTATTCCGCTAAATCCTCTTGTACAATTAGTAAATGTAGTATTAGTTTTTCCTTCATAAAGAATAATCTCAGAATCAATTCTTATTATTCCATTTGCTTCTGGGAATCCATAAGTGGAGGCAACATTAATAGTATTATCTACAAAATCAACATTGCTTGCCAAAAAGGTTGAAGATGGGCTCTGTACAACAAATTCTAAAATATCCCCATTAACTGCTGGTTGAATTAAACTGACAGCAGTTGATTGAACTGTGAAATAATCTATACTTTTTGTTAGCTTTGAACCATTTTTATAAACTATAAGATCTTCAGTAGAAAAACCACCACTAATTACAAAATATGTCTGTGGAGATGTTGGTTTTGCAGTAACTGTTCTACTAAAAAGAGATTCTGATAGATTATCAACTTTTACATATTGATCAATGTTTTGAAGAACGTCAAGTGTCCCTCCTTTTCCTTCTAAAGAATTATAATATTCCTTTAAAAACTCACCTACAAGGGGATATTCTTCCTGTACAAAGTCAGGTAGTTGATTTTGTACAATTGAACCAATTTTGACTCTTGTATTTGACATATTATTCTCTTATAATAGAACCATTACTGTAACTTGTTGTTTTTGTGTATGTTGATCCAGAGGGATCATCTCCAGATGAAATTTTATCTGCTAAAACTTCCAAACTAACATCATTTATACTCAGATTTAAATAAAGATCTTGTAATCCAATTATATCGTTAGATTCTGGTATCGCAGAAATTTCTATAATTGGTTCACCCTCATTTATCACAGTTTCCAAAATATTGATTGCATCTAAGTTAACTTCGCCTTTTGTATAATTAATAGTTCCCGCATTAGCAACCACAATTTTGTAACGATCTGCTGAATCCAATCTAAAGATATTAATAATACCAGTTATTCCATTTACATCAGGTACATCAGACAAATACACAGGATCTTCAATGCCGTTAATATAGAATCCTGATGATTTTATATTAAAACCATCAATGTTTTTAATGTGAAACTGATTCCCAAAACAAATTTCATATGTTGCTAAACTATTTAACACGGGTTTTAAATCGCGCCTCATTTGAACAGTTGTTATGTTAGACGTGATAGATTCGTGACTATTATCAATGATTCCTAAAAACTTACTATACTTAAATCTTGCTCCATACTTATTCAACTCTGAAGAATTTGCGTACTTTTGTATATTATTGTACACAATATTTGAGACATAATCAGAAGATGGTGCATTATTATTGTTGTAATATATCGTACTATCAATTTCAATAGAGAGGTATTTCAGATCTAATATTTCTGGAACGATACCTGCTACAGAGTACTTTTTAAGAGCACTCTTTATATTATCTTTTACGCCATTAGAAACAAAGAATCCACCCTCTGGTTTGATTGTAATAAAGACTTTTCCATATTGTGGTGGATCTAAATCTTCTCCACCAAATACAGAAACTGATTCTGCCTCTGGATATATTTGAGGAATGATTGCTTCATAATCACTTGAAGTTACTGCTCTATTCTGTGTGGCATAAATCCTAGTGGCATATTTTTTGATAGAGTCTACAGATTCTATTTCCTTACCACCACTTGCTGCAATGTTGGTTGATATAAGAGAAATGCCGCTTGTAACATCAAAGTTGTTATTATCTACGATAGTTCCATTAAAAACAAAAGAAGAAACTCCATTCGCAGACTCTCCACTTGTAATTACGTATGAAATATCAACAATATTTTCGTTGATTAACTTTTTACCAAAAATACCATCTCCAAATATGACTTCATATCTTTGATCTTCAATTTCTTGAATAAAGAAAATCTTTGATTCTGAATTAATATCTAAAATATTGCTTGATTGAATATATTTTTTTCTTGGTCCTAAAGATCCATCTCTAACTTCAACACGAATAAGAGAAGAATCTATGTTTGCGTTATTTAAAATAAACTTTTGATTTGGATCTAGTGAGTTTACTGTATATGTTTCCGTGATATAAGTCCCTTCGTAGATGTCAATATTACTAAAATCTGCAATTCCATTAATAACAGGAACAGTTATATCGTCAGGAATAGAGTAAACATAACTTATGCCACTAAATGACCCGGAAGTAGTGGATACAATTCCCTTCTTCAGAGTTAATGTAAGAGGTTTTTGGGGAGAAGTTGCTACAGAAGTGTCTACAAAGAACGAAACATTTGCTTTTGATGCCGTTCTAGATCTTGGTGTGTATCCAATGCTTCTTGCAATTGAAACAACATTCTCTCTGAGAGTAGCACTATCAATAAAAACCTCATTGCTAATCATATTAGCATTATATGAGGAAATGTATGTATTATACGCCAGAACGTCTAAGATTATAGAAAGATTAGATCCTTCAAAATCATAATCAGTAAAGTTTGAGTTCGATCTCAGATAATCTCTGATCGAAGTCTTGATTTGATCGAAATCTAGGTTTGTAAAATTAACTAGTGCCATTATCGTGTTGGTTGTAATGCAAATGTTAACTGTTGGGGTAATACATCAACACCAACTATATAATAACTAACATTCACGCTAAATTCGTAATCATCATAATTTGGGGTGACTACAACATCAATTAAATCAACTCTTGGTTCATAATTTTCAATAGTGTTTCTAATTTCATCGCGAAGTATAGAAGCACTAATGTCATCGATATTTTCAAAAAGAGACTGATTTACCTTGGATCCAAGATTTTGGTTAAAAAATCTTTCTCCTGGTTGAGTCAAAACTAGATTACGTATTGAACGCGCAATTGCAGTCTCATTTTTGATCGCAATCAAATCATAATTCAGGGGATTAACCTGAAAGGATAAACTAATGTCTTTAAATGCTTTGCTTATCCTTTCAGAAGGCATAAGAAATGATGATAATTTTATTAATCTATCTTATTTATTACCGATTTTTTGATTCATAAAGGGGTTCTGTTCCATATTCCCAATCATCGTAGTCTTCATCATTGCGAATTTTTTCATGAATTTCATTTTGATGATAAAAATCGTGTTTTTTAGGGTTCAAATCGTCATTTGCGATTTCTCTAAGCATTTTTTGGTTCATTTTTGCTCCTGATTATTGAAAATCAGAACTTTTTACGGGGTTGCTATCCCGATATTTGTAATTTCGTACATAAAATCGTCAGATGTTTCAATTTTGCGACGATTTTCGACGGAGTATTCAGTTAGATCAATCTCATAACCTGGATTTTTGGTAATTCTATTCTTTGTCCATGCATCATCGTACCATAAAATCTTATTATTTGGATATGCATAGAAGTTTCCATTATCCATCTTGAAAAAATGAGCGCATTTATGCTCTGGAGTCTCACTAAAGTTAGTATTCAGAGTAGATTTTGACTCCCATGACCAATCAAGAGTGAATAGATAGGTTCCTTCATTCTTTTCTCCACGATAGTTAATCAGTTCAGCACGTAAGTTAGCCAATCTTGAACGAACTTGAACATCGATATAAGGAGAAAAACAATCCCACCACATACATTCTTCTAATTGAGGAACTGGTGCATCAGGTTTCCAACAAAATGCATGAATAGGTCTACGAGTCCAGTTGACTCCATTCTCTAGAAACGCCTCAAAGAGGGGTACACGCTTCTCTAAGGACGCTACGGAGTGTACGTCACATAAAGTTACCTCACCATGACCTTTTTTATGATTATAAAGAAACTCATTGCGAATGTAACAAGTAATTGTCGGAAGATTATGATTTAGATATGCCATATTAAGATACAAAAAAAGCAGGAGTAAATCCTGCTCTATCTATATTATTTTCCTTGACCTCGATACTTTTTCTTACGTCCATTACGAGAGGTTGCACTTAGCAATGTACGAGGAGAACGTCCTTGACGAGTTTTCTTAGGTGCTCCTGCTTCGAAAATAGTCTTATTAGATCCGCCGCCTTTAGCCATTTGTAATTTCCTCCATTTCAATTAGATTAGGATCAATATCTTCTCCCGAGTAAAAACGCTCTGAGAGATCTTGAAGAATCTCAGCACAGTCTTCTGCACTGAGATCTTTATAAATTGTACGACCTTTATAAGAAAGATTGTAGAGTTTTTCCATCAGATAATACGAGTCTTTTCGTGGCCAACGCGAATACGAGGATCGCACCAGACTTCAAAGCCCGCTGCCTTTGCATCAAGACAGAATGAAACATCTTCGCCACACATATCTTGAACATTGCCAGAATCAAAAACTTGCATCTTTGGAGCAAACCAAGGATACTCAAGGTTTTCAAAGACTCCATGCTTGATCAGAACCCAACCAAAACCAGTGTAATCTACAGTAAATGGTTTACGACGCTTTGAGATAGACTCGACAGTTTCATGGTTCATCACTCCACCATTTTTACGAAAATCATCTTCTTCCAACCAGTGTGCGACAGAAGTTGTGTGACCATCCTCAGTTGCGTACCATCCTGCGACGATTTCCTTCTCCTCACCTTCCTCATTGAGAGCAAGATCACAGAGTTGCCAGAACTTGTTAGTGTCAAAAACAATATCCGAGTCAATCCAGAGTTGATAATCATATTGCAGTTTTCCGTCCCAGGGAATCTGCTTAGGTCCGCGAAGTACATTTGCTCCAAGTACTTTACAACGTGCAAAGTTAACCATTGAACTATAATCTTGTGAGATCTGAATACTCATGCCATTCTGTACCATATCAAAGCACAGTTGTACAAAGTTCTTCAGAAAGATAAAAGAACATCCGCGTCCTGGGAGACAGAAAACAATACTCTTACCTCGCATCCTTTCTTTGATTGCATCAATATCCCACTCTTCAGTT